GTCCATCATCTGCATAAGCTGGTTGACCTTCATTTCCTTGGTTCCAGTCCCGCCGCCTACGTCTATAATGATGTCGTACTTGCCGCTGATGTCCTCGGGGTTGATTGTCTGCCAGACGTTGTTAAGTCGGAGGTTCACCTGCCCGCTGAAGAACTTGAGGTTCATGTCTACTAGAGCCTGAAAGATAGCTTTTACCCCGTCCTCGCACTCGGCAAACATCCTAGCAATTAGCTCTATCCGCTGCTGGGAAGCGCTCATAATCTGAGATATGCCAGAAGCGGTGCGGTTAAGGCTCTTGCTGTCAAGCCCTTGGTTATATTTGGTGATTCCTGTGCGGTTCTCTTTAATGGTCCCGTCAACATACTCCATCATATCCATTACCCACGGAGCCATAGGTTTGATAGGAATTGGATATAGGTGGCCCTGCGGTTCCCAGTCTCCTTTAGTAAAGACCATACCTCCGGGTACGTTGTTGGTCTTATACATATTGGCGTCAATACGGAACGGATTAATCACCGTTACCCCGTTATTCTGATAATAAATATTATCAATGACATAGCGGGTCAGGCTGGTGCGTAGCTTCTGAATATCCACCACCAGCTCGGCTATACCAGTCCCAGCCATCCTGTGCTGCTGCCTGATGGGGCTAGCAACTGCAAAGGGGGGCTGTCCGTATGGATTGTCTGTATACTGAACCAGTTTACTGCCTACCAAGGTAGCAATCTTGGGTATTTTCTTTCCTTCTTCGTCGTATTCGTTCAGGTAGCACTCATATACCCAGACCTCATCGGTAGTTTTATCATCGGGAGTGATAAAATCTACCCCACCTAGGTCTTCCCACATCTGCCTGTAGGTTACATCTATGCGAGGGTCGGCTATCATGTCCGTTATGTCGTCTGGGTCTAACCCGTACTTGGCTACTTCCTGCCTTTTTATTGCCTTTTTATGACAAACGAAGTCGGCTTCTTTTACGCTGCGGGTATTTGGAGGGAAAATAAACTCGTCGGGCCTGAGATTTACTACCATAGGCCCGGAGATGTCTGTCAATTTATGGGCCTTTATATTGTAAATACTGACAGCAGAACCATCGGGCAACGCCTGTGTAGTAGGAATAGCCTCTTTAATCTCATACTCGGCGTTCATGCTGAGCTGCTGGTATTCTTCCTCGGTAAGCCCTTCATAGTTTACTACTTCTATCTCTTTTTCTACATTCCAATACCATTTTACCACGCCGGTCTTATACATCAGGGCATCTTTGAAGAAGTCATAGAGTATCTGGAAACCGTTCATCTTGCGCTGGAAGTCGAAGTTTACCTTCTGCTCCATTAATTTAGCAGCCTGCTCGTCTTCAGGCCCCATGGGGGAGATATTTACTACGTCCTGACCGCCATAAAACACCCTCATGAGCGAGGGTAAAATAGCCTCAATGGTATCATAGACATCGGACATCACGAACTGCGAGCGCCCGGTGATTTCGTTCCCGTACTTCTGGCGCTGGTAGGACTTCATCATAACTTCACGGGCTAGCTGAAGTTCCTCCATATTGCTAGAGCAGGAGCTAATCCACTGAAGACATTTGGTTTTTACTTCTTCGTCTTTTATGTCTTTTGAATTATCCTCCCCAAGCCCCATATCGGCTAGCATGGCTGCCGTTTCTTCTGTGGAAATACTCAGAGGCTCGTTCTCGTCTAATATAGCCATTATACTACTCCTGTAGCTACCCGCATAAGAGTTTGATACTCTTGAGCGTCTATGTGTATGGGCTTCTCTAGCACCAAACGCCTGAGATTTTCAAGCATATGGTCGTCTTTATCTCGGGGTTTGTTTCTCTCGGTCTTCCCGTCAGTCTTCCATTCATCCCATATATAGTGGCTGAACTCGTACAGATGTCTAGGGCAGGTATTAAATATGAAAAGAGAAGGAAGACCATTGCGGGACTTCAGCGCTTCCTTAACAACCATGATACCCGAATCAAGGTCTTTACTTCCTTTATCCAGTACGATACCCTTTTTAGAAAGACCTTTAGATATAATGTCATACGTGCTGTCTCCCCGGTTCTGGTCTCCTTGGGATGATGGGTCAATCAATACTCTATGTACTTTGTGGGTTTTCTCATGGAACTCTATTATCCAGTCAACTATATCCTCGGGCCTGCCATGCTCGAATATCTCTTTGACTATATAATACATCCCACGCTTATCTACGGCCATGAAGCTAACGGCCTGCTCGGTTCTCGGGTGGGTGTCTATGGCGCATGAAATAGTAAAGTTGTCTGTCAGCTTGAATGGCTCTATCCAATGGAGGTTTTTGTCGAATTCTTTATAAACAAGCCCCTGTAGGTGCATCCACTGGCCCCGTAACCGGGCCGCCACCTCGTCTGGGGTAAGTGATTTTTTGAACTCCTCAATAGCCGCTTTAGATAGGTAAGGGTTGTCGTCAGTATCCACAAAGAAAGTAGCAATGGAGCTATCAGGGTTATCAATAAGCTCGTCCTTAATCCAAGGTTCTTTAAGGGGAGTAAAAGACATGAGATATACGCCATCAAAGTCAACAAGACCACGCTTGTTAGCAATATATTTATCCCTAGGCATAGGCTCGTCACAAGCGACAACATGACCCGACCAGCCTTCCACTTGGTCTGTTGACTGTTCATAGGTCATTATCTCCAAGACGCTGCCGTTTGCTAGCTGCCAGTAGTAGTCTATGCCTTGGTTGTTTTTCTTCGTGGCTTTTACTTCTCGGGCGGGCATCCACTTCTTAAGCTCAGGTATAAGAACCTGACCGACATGGTGAGTCCAGTCCTCTCCGAAAAGCCTAGCGCGAATTGGAGGTTTATACCGGAGGTTTTTACCGTCCTTATCCCACGGAAGTTTTCCCATCATGAGGCTAATGAGCGCCACAATGAGAGAAGTGGTTTTACCCGAACGGTTGCCTCCTTGGAAAATGATAACTTTTTTACTTGCATCTCGGACGGCTCCGAAGTATCCTTCCTGTTTGGGGTGGGGCTTGAAGAAATTAATCCTGTTGGAGTCTTCATAGTTCTCCACCTTCTTTAAAAGGGTATACTCCTTCTTCTCCAATTCCTCTATGCGCCTCTGTATCTCGTCCGCATCGAGTGGAACCGTAATAGAAACAGCCTTCTTGGGCCGCCCTCGGGGTTTGGGGGGAGCCATTAGCTCCTCACGGTACTTAGCAGCGTGCTTGAATAGCTCAGCCACCTAGAATACCGCCTTTGCTTCCTGTCTTTATTTTCTTTTTCTTCTTGACCATTAGTTTGTCATCAGCCAGATGAGATATGCGGCCAGAACAGCAGCGGCCCCGTATGCTGCGTACTTGACGTTTTTCTTAAAATTGTCGCCCATAATCCCTCCTAGAATAGTCTGCCTAAAAAGCTACCAAACCTCTGAAGCTGGTCGCCTACTTTGTTGGGGGTATCCTTTACAACATCCACCGTATTAGGCACCCAGTCCCGAGGCGACGACTGAGCCATACCGCCCAAAGTCCTGAACTGCGCCATAAAGGGGTTCGCCAGCCAATGAGATGTGTCTACGGAATTCCCCAACTCCCTAGACCCGTAATAGCCCCCGGCGTATAAAGCACCGCCTACTCCCAACGGCATTAGCACGCTTCCGCTAGCAGGAGCGCCACTCCCGACATTGGCACCAGCGCTTCCCCCGGCTGTACCCCCGTTAGCAACAGGCGTGCTCCCGCCCCCCAGCAAACCCTTGAACGCACTTAGAGGAGGCGTCCCACCACCAGACTGCTGTTTGGGTTGGTTTAACTCCTCCATCCTGCGCCTGAATTCCTCCATCTCACGGTAATGCTTTTCAAGTGGGTCAATCATGGGTTGCCTCATAATAAGGGGCAGGTGTTCCACGCCAGAGAGAGGGGGTTGGCGGGTACGCTCTTAGTCGCCCGGAGTAAACGTCATCGGACATTTCTTCCCAGCCCTCAGACAGTTCTTACACGTAACCTTAGCCCAATTAGACACACCCTCTAATTCTGGTCTCACAATCGCCCGGCACGCGGCGGGAGAGAAAGGATATATGTAAGGAAGCTCTATCTTATGAATCTTGGTCATTCTGCCCATCTGAGTACACTCTCACGCCTTTATACAGCTTGCAGCTCCAAGCCGCCACCTCGCCGGACGCATCCCTTAAGAATGGCTCACAGTAAGGACACAAAAAAAGAGGATGCTCGGCACCCTCCTTCTGAGTGTCAAACATCCTCTGGCCCTAGAGCGTCTTTATCGGGGTTAGCAACCCCTTGTATTACACACTCTCTCATGGGAACATCACTAGCAGGCATAACAACACTTTTGCCTCCACCCCCTGTCGTGCCCTGAGCGGGACATAAACTAGTAATAAGAGGGTCGCTTTTTTCCCCCCCGGGTGTGCCTGCGTGTGCCTGCGTGCTACACACGGTCTTTAGCTTGTTATACAATAGCTCCTTCTCTTTGTTAATCAGTGCTAAGTCTATGTTAATTAAGGCTATATCTAAATCACCCTTGTAGGTTCCTTCACACTTCATAGCATGGTCATGCAT